TTTAGGATTCATGTAGTGTATTTATTATCCCGTGAATGATCCAAATATGGGCATCGGGGCGGTGAATTCCGAGGTCCTGTTGGTCCACTTCTCGAAGATCTTTGGATCAAAATCCGCCAACACCTTCATCATACGCGTCATCAGTAGGCACGCACTGACTAGATCGTCATGCTGTCCAGGCTTGGCCTTGTAGCTCATTCCGGTCGCTACGAAGTCCTTGAGTTCTGATATCAGTAGTTGTGAGTTGATCTTCATCTTGTCGTTCTCTATCAACTCCTTGAATTTTGTACAGGCATCTATCTTGTGTTTTGCGGTGGTGTTGAATCCCCTCCTGAATTTCCTCCTGTGCCCTTTCCTTATCGGTTCACTCAGGAACATTCCCATGATGTTCTCCTCACCTATGTCCATCACACGCATCAGCGCGGCCTCCCCTATGGTGTTGTTCTCCATTGAGTAGAATATCTGTGGCGTGGCAGTGGAATCCTGTTCCAGTATGGTGTCATGTATGTGCTTGTTGATTCCCTGTAGTATGCGAACCTGCTGGTTCATGGGAGTCATGTTGTGATGCCATTCGCCCACTTGCTCGAATGTTGGCAGTTCGAAAACCTGTATTGCGGCGTAGTCTCCGCCCGTACCCATGCTGGGATCTAGGCTGGTCAGGTATGTGTGTCCAGGTGTTGGACGTTTGAACCAACGCACTTGTCCTGTGGTCTCCACTGGTGGCACACCTTCCATGTCCGCAAGTGTTATGCTGTTGATCAATGTCTCATCAAAGATCAAGAACTCACATTCGTGTTCCCTACGGAATCTCTCTTCACCAATCCTGGCACGTTCCGCGTCTGCCCATGCTTCATCTCGGTCAGGATGTTCTGACCAGTGCGCCTTCATGGCGTAGAACCCGTTGGTGCCTGTAACTTTATCATTGCCGTACTCGTCAAATCTCTTGTTGGCCTCTTTCCAGATCATGGCGAACTGGTCCTCGTCCGAGTTGGGTGTTGAAGTGATCATGCACTTACCACCTGTACTCAATGTCGGTGACAGTGATGTCCAGAACTCCCTGGCCTTCTCTGGCGGTTGCACGAATGCGAACTCATCACAGTAGATAAGTGTGAGTGACATACCCCTACCGGTGTTCTCTGTGGTAGTGGTTGCCATTATCTTTGAACCATTGTCGAATTCTATGCTGTTCCTGTTGTACTGTGTGACTCCGGCCTTGATCCAACTGGGCAACATCTCGTATGCGTAACGCACCCTTGACATGATGTCTGATGCACCCGCGTATTTGTGTGCGGCTATCAGGATCTGTGAGTCTGGCCTGAACATGGCGTACCATATAAGATAGCCCGAAGCACACGTGGTCTTGCCGGTCTGCCTGGGTAGCATGGCTATACTGAATCTGTGATTGTTGTAGCTCTCGATCAAGCGTTCCTGATATGGGAAGGGTTTGAACTTCACGGAACCCTTGACAGGGTGTTGTATCAACATGAATTCCTGCATGAAGTATAGAGGACCCGTCTTGGGATCCATGCACTTCTCGAGCTTCTCTACCTGTTCCTTGGTGTATTTGTGTTTCTTGTGCGCCTTCTTGATCTGGTCGCTGTCTAGTGATACATATGCCATAGTGTAGTATTTACGATGGGAGATGTAATGCGAAAAGTATTACTTTTGCGATTTCTCTATGCTCTTGGCTATGTCGTGAGCCTTCTTGATCGTGCTCTTTTCAAGAGGTGGTTTGTCACCCGTTGACTTCATAGCCTGTGCCATTCCGATCGCATACGGTGACTTGGCCTTTTTGGCTTCTGTTTGGTATTGTGATTTGAAGCTCTCATACTGTGCTCTCAGGCTGTTGGCAAGTTCTTCTTCTGTGATCTTGTCTTCTTGAGCAACTGCCATGGCATTGTCTCCGTCCTGTGCTTTCGCAAACTGTTGTTTACGTCTGTTCAATCCACCTGAGTGTACATTCACTAAAGTGTCTATATCTGAAACTTTCTCTTCAGGTTCATTTGCGAATGTCTCTTCAGCCTTCTCTTCATCTGGTGCTGTGACCATGTTTCTGAACTTGGCCATTTCATCACCGTCCGTGCCGTGATCTGCCGCTGGTTCTTCCGCACCGATCATTGCCGCGTCAACTGGCTTTACTCCTGCCAATGCAAGTATCTGCATCATCATTGATGCTTCTTGTGGGCTGTCTGTTGAAATCTGTATCGCTTCGTTGACTGATTCTTTCTTCGTCTCTTTGTCTTTGATGGCCTTCTTCATTGGCTCTTTCTTGTCACCGTCCTTGTCCATGTCTAGGAAGTCTGGTTTACTTTTGCTCTCTGTTGCCTCCTGTGATCCATTGATTGAGTCCCAGAAACCTGCCAGGCTCTTGCCGTGTTTCTTGATGAATTCTTCTCTTGAAAGTTTCTCTGCCTCGTCGTGTAGGTAGTCCTTCATCCTACTCTCGTCCACTTTTGGATTGGTCCTTGACACGTTGTCCACAGCGTCTTTGACCAATTCTGGTCTTGATTCTGCTATCTCTTTTAGTTTCTGTAATACGTCAATCATTTCCATGGCTTATTTCCTTTTTGGGTCTGGGTGTGGGTTTGATGCTTTTGACAGAGGACTTGGTGTTCCTTTTTCCTCTATGTGACTTTGAACTCCGGTCTCACCACCCTTTGGATGGTCCTTGTTCTCTTGTCTGTCTTTTAATAATTCTTTGAGCAGGCTCATGTTGGCATTTGTGCTGTGGAAGTCTTCTGGATTAATTTTTGCCATGTCTGAATACTCGATATCGTGCAGTTTGTTCCTGTATTCTGATTTGATCTGCATGTCGGCCTGGTATTGCTCTGTTGGCTCGCCTGGTTTCCTCACCACGATGTGTGTGGCCGGTACCCTCATCCTGTCTGAAAGGTATTCTTTTAGTTCTCTCACTGACACAGGATAGTTTGTTGTGACGTCAAAGATTGTGACTTCTTCGTTGCTCAACATTGGGAAATCTAATGGCATGGTCATAATGGGCGTTTTCTTGCCTGCTGACATCTTGGCCACTTCAAACTTGGCCAGTGCTGTTTCCATCTTGTTGGCGAAATCCTTGTCAATAGCGCCTGCTACCTTGATTTTGTAGTCATAAGACTTTACTGATTCTGCTAGATAGTCCTTAAACGTGCTCATATGCAATATTTAGTCTTTTTTTAATAGTTTCTTCATTAATTCGTTACGGTCGGATATGACGAATCCATCGCTTTCCTCTATGGGACCACCGTCTTTTTGGCTGTCTTTGTCCAATTTCATCTTTTTGAGCTGTAGTTCTACCATTTTCAACTTCTTGTCTATCTTACTACTCTTGGCATCTATGGCGTTGCGCAGGAAGTTGCCTGCCACTTCGAATATACGCCCGGAATAGCGTGAGTCCACGTTCATACCCAAGTCCATTAGATTCTTGTAACTCTCCTCGGCCTCTATGGCCAGTTTGTCTAATTCTAGATCTGACAGTTCCCCCAGTCCTTTTACTTGTGGCAGTGCGGCCGCTATCTTGTCAAACTCTGCGTAGCTCTTCTCTAGATTCCTCTTGGTTTGTGGATCTAGGTTGTTGCCCGTCGTACCACTGTTGGCGGTCTCCTTCAGTTTCTTGTCCTTTTCCTTCTTGTCGACTTCCTTGAACGCTTCCTTGACGTTTGGTAAATTCAAAATGTCTTCTAATTTCTTTGTCATCGTCTTATTTACTTACGTTTACCGTTATGGAACAGTTGCTCTTCTGACACCACCCTGAACTTGATCCTCCTCTGCTTGGCGTATGCTGAGGCGGCCTCCCACTTGGCCATGTTGATCACCACCTGTTTCTTCTTGGCCTGGCTACGTCCCGCTGACTCCATGGTGGTCTGGCTCATGGGTTTGACCTCGACCATCTCGGCGTGTTTGCGACCTTCCTTGTCTTGGTAAACTATGAAGAAGTCTGGCACGTACACGGTGTACTTGCCCGTGAACGGATGTCGGTAAGGTATCTTGATCGATTCGCTGGCCCATTGGTACACGTTGGGGTGTTCGTCACACAATCTCATGAAGGCGTGTTCCCAGCTCGACCTGTATGTGGGTGTCTTGGTGCCCACGTATTTCTCCGCGTTCTTGGGGGAGAACTTGCCCCTAGCGAATCTCGGTATCATTAGTCTATGATGTTCCTGGACACGGTCTCTTTCGTGGTCAAGGTCTGCCTCACACCCAACCTGCTGGACTTGTATCTGTTGGCGTTCAGTATTATGGTGATCAGTTCTGACAGCAGTGCCGGTGAGGCGTAGGTCAGTTTGTCTAGTATCTCCTGTGGTTTGATGTCATCGATCTTGGCCTGTGACAGTATGGCGTATGCCGTTGACTCCGCCGCCGTCCTGGAGAATCCTCGCTTGACGAAGAACGCTATGGTGCTGTCGTACTCACCCACGTTGAATTGGTATTCCGTCTCGTAGTTGGACGTGGTCAGTTTCTCTATGGTCTTGTCTAGGTCGTCCTTGTCTTTGGGTGGTAAGTTTGTGTAGAATTCAGTCATTATAATCCTGCTTTCTCTGTGACTATTTCAACGTTTTGTGACGAACGTTCGATTTTTATATATCCTTCGGTCACTAGTTTTCTAATATCTGTAATTACTTTATTAGTATACACTGTTTTTATATTGTCAGATGATCCCGCATATTCCACATCAGACTCTGCTACAGTTAATCCTTTCCTAGAACCAATGTCTTTATAATAGATACCTGCCGCTATTTTGTCACGGATTGTGCTGTTATTTGATATCAAGTTAAATGCCTCATCCGAACTTAAAAAATTAATTGTGTCTATTGTTGGATTGGATATGACTGTATTGTTCTGTCTAGTGTTATTATCAACTGTACCCTTTGAGGATGATAGAATAACGGCTCCTGCCACAGCCGCCCCTACGGAAAACTGTGCTATTGGATTTGTTATGGATCCTGCCTGTTTGCCAATTTCTAATATACCTTCCTTGGCTATTCCTTTGAGTTCTGCTTTTACATCTTTTTTTCTAATTTTTTTAGCATTGTTGTAGGTATTAGATGCTGAAAGAATTGCACCTAGAATATTTCCCGACTGCACATTCCTAATCACTGATCCTATGCCATCAACAACCCCACCGGGACCAAAAATTGAATTTGTACCTCCTCCAAGCACAGTCAACGGTGATGGTTCATTATCATAATGTATTGTTGCAAATCCAGGCACATTGTTCCTATTGATAATTCCTGACTTATAAATCACAGTTTCATAAAGTATTTGCATGGTGTTGCTCATAACACCTGCACCATCGGTCTGATCGAGATTATCATGACTGAACGATCCTATTACCGGATTGACTAGTGTCATTGATGTAAATCTTTGTTTATGTAAAACAAAAATCTCAATACCTTTTAAGTATGGTCTTTTTCTTTGATTGGGTGTGTCCATTCCGAACTTGTTGGTTCTCTTGTCTCCCCAGTCGTAGAGATCATCCTTGGTCTCCGCTATCTGTAGGTCTGAATTCATTGACACGGAATCCGCTATGTGGTACTCGTAGTATTTCTTCCAGAACGCGTTCACGGTGTCCGCGTGGTCATCATGGAAAGTGATGTTGACGGGCTCGTACGCTATCCTTGTGGCCGCGTACATCTTCTTGTTGTACTGTGTCTTCTCCTCCACGCTCATGTTGTACTTGGGTAGGTCACAGCTCTTGACCAGCATGTTTAATTCATAACTTTCATTGCTGTTGAATCTGTCCACGAACAGTGTCTCGTCCGTGTTGAACACCACGTGGAACAGGAACTTTTGTTTGGGCATCAACTTGTGATTGTTGTCGATGTACAATCTTGACGCGTGGCGGTAGTCCTTCATCCCGGGAAGACCGTCTTGGAACCCTTGTAAAAAATTGTTAATGCTTGGCATATGCGTATTTATGGCCACAAAAAAAGCGCCATATAAAGGCGCTTTTGATGTTTATAATTGCTTGTTTGATTCTTACTGTCCACCACCAGTACTTAAGGTACCGATAGTTCTCGCGACTGCCGTGCCAATTCCAGTTCCTTGTGGGGTCTGTATAGCGTTGTCGTATCTGATTGACATCGTGATGGTCACTGGTTCTGAAGTTTGGTATGCTAAAGTATTGTAGTTAACGTTCTCTACATATGCACCGTACAACTCAAATGTCTCTAACACGTTTGGTGCTGATGCGCCATTACCACCATCTAGCATTTCAATCCTACCTGTGAATTTGTAGTCGATGCCTGATGCCGCACTTGACTGTTCAAAGAAGTCAAACTGTTTCTGTATCTGCTCACCGACCAGTTTGGTCACTGAGTTGTTGACATCATCCCTTAGTGTGATCGTGATCGGATCCCAAGTGTGTTTGCCCGCAACGTATACTTTTGAGTTGTACACATCTAATGTTACTGTGTCAAAAGTAAGGTTCGGTCTTGTGATATCCATCACCTGTTTGGTTAGTTCTGATCTCGGTGTTGATACTCCAAAGTTCTCCAGGATCGCTCTGAAACGATACTGTAGTTTTGGCATCAATAAGCCCTGTGATGCCGAGCTCTGATCGTTTGCTAAAGGTACTGTGAATTTTGATAAAGTTGATATTGCCATCTGTTTCTCCTATTTATTCAAAATTAGTTCCCCAATTTTGCGATTTCTCCTGTGTTTTTGATTCTCAACGGTATGTAGATAAACTCGACCGACTTCACTGGTTCGATCGCGATGTCCACGTACAGTTCATTCCTGTCGATCCTTGTGGGTGTGTTGTTTGTGTCATCACACACTACTAGGAAGTCGTATAACGCTCTCTGACCAACTAGCTCTAACAAGAATGATTCGATCGCACCCCTGATCTCGTTCCTTGTCAGCTCATCATTTGGTTCAAATATGAAAGGTTTGGCTATTGCATCCAGTTGTGATCTCAGATACACTGCCAATCTTGAAACGTTGATCCTGTCCAATGCTGAGCTTGACGCGGTCTTGGTCAAATTACCAAAGTTCACGATGCCCGCTCCTGAGAAGAACGTGATCGGGTTCACTTTGACTTCATGCATCGAGTCTCTCACTGACTCCGTAACAGATATTGTTTGGAATTCACCACTTGATGAATCGATGTAACCAACTGATGTGGCGTTGTCCACGACACCTCTCCTTGTGCCCGCTGGTGCGAACCATGGGAAAGCGATGTTGTCGTTGTTGGCCAGTGTCCTCATCATCATGTGTGATGCTGGCACCACGATCGATTTGCCTGTGTTGTCTGTGGTCAATCCTGATGGGTAGAACACTCCCAGGTAATCACTTGAGCTAACAAGTCCGTCCTCACCATTGTCCAGTGCTGACGCTGAGTTGTTGGCCCAGTTCTGTATCGCTGTGGATGTGCCCACCAATCTTAGAGGTGTGTCACCTACCACGAACGCAGTGTTGTTCCTGTCCGTGTTCAGATTGATCATGTTCTGTATCACTTCTGGATAGCCAGGACAAGCGATCACGTTGTAACCTCTTTGGTCTTCCCTGATTGCTTGGTTGGTGTCTATCTCAGATTTCAATTGCTCAACGATGACCTTTCTCTGTGCTTTTCTTCCGAAAGTGCCAGAGCCGTCCGCATTGTTGCTGGACTTGGTCACCCATCTGTCTGGGTAGTATGTTGACACAGATTCATTGCTGTATCTGATGTTACCCAAACCGGTTGATCCGCTTCCTGGGTACTTGGTCGTTGTGATGTAACTGTTCTTGTACTCCTTGACGTTGTAACCAGATCTCCTAGTGTTCCATAACAAGATACCCTGTGGGTAGTTGTCCGGGTTTGGAGCATCTGGATCTAGGAAATCATCGCTCAATAAGTTCTTGATTGTTGATGGTGTTCCCGCCGCGGTCGATGTGCCCGCCGCTTTGTCAGTTGAAGTGTGCCATCTGGCGTCCGCGAAAACTATACCGTCCTCTGTGGTCTGGTCCGCTTTGTCGATAGCCACCCACGCCGCGCCCGAAGTGGTCACTGCCACTTGGTTGGCCGTGTTGCTTGAACTCAGTGTCGCCGCCGTGTTGTATTTGTAGATCTTTGGATAGTTCTCAAGGTCGCTGGTGTCAATCCATAAGTCGTTGTCAACTAGAGCAGTACCATCCGACTGTGTGGTGGGTGCTGTCGCTGAGAACTGTGGACCATTTGGATCGGTCGAACTGTAGACTTGAGCGTAGCCTTTCCATGTTGTTCCATTGTGCGTCATGATGTCCGCGACATCTATGTTAGAGTCATACCACAATGTGCCATCTGCTGGCTCATTTGTTGGTGCGCTCGTTGACGCTGTGTAACTCAATCTCTTCCAGTTACTGGCCACGATACCTGTGTTGGCGCTTGAGTCAAGGCTCTCACCTGTTGGCAGGTCATACAAGTTGTCGATCAGCGTTGAGCTGTTCGCTGTATATGTTCCATAACTGTGTGCCGTTGAAGCGCTGAATCCAGCATCTGCCAGTGGAGTTCCTTGTGTGTCGAACATCCTGAATTCACCACCCAGTTTGTGTGTCATCCTGATCTCACCGGTCGTCAGTTTGGTTGCGCTGACGTTGGTCAGTCCAGCACCATTTACTGCCGCGATGAAATCATCCGCGCCTGTACCGCCGAGTGTTATCTCAACAGCAGTGGCCAATGCTTCTTGGTTCTTCTTTGATTCCTGGATCTTGAACTTGTCTCCACTTGTGAAACTTGGTGAAGTGTCATTACTTGTGATAATTGTGGCACCACCCTCGTATCTGAACAACTGGAAGTCACCCACGTTTGGAGTGGTGTCGGTGGCATCTCCCGCTGTCATCGACTCTTCAGTCACGTTGTACTGTGTGTAAAGTGTTCCTACTGTTAGGCCTGTTCCGCCATTCGCTGGATCTAGGTTGTAGATCGCTGAGTGGTTTGTGGCATACAATGGAGCCGCAACTGCCGAGAAGCTCGCACTTGATGTGCTGTAAACTTTGGCAACAATGTTGGCACCAGCATTTGCGTTGGTAGTCTTGAACCATACAGAACCATTAGGTCTGTTCTCGTCTGCTGTTTTCCATGTGGGCCTGTTGGTGTGTTTGTCCTGAAGGAATTTAACACCGTTCTTGACACCTGCTGTGATCCCCAATTGAGCTAGTACTCCATTACCTTCATCAAATCTGATTGTGTTGGCACCCGCCGATGAATCACCCACCGCTCTACCGTTGTGGAAGATCTCTAGGTTACCTGTTGTGGCATTAACACTCGCACTGACGTTGGTCACGTTAGATCCGATCGCTGTGGCAACATCTGATAATGCTGTTCCGCCCGGAGTGATCGTGATACCGTTCATGACAAATGTATTGCCCGATGTTACTGTTGTTCCAGATGCTACTGTAACCACAGGTAAAGAATTGTGCCAGTCTGACGATCCAACCTGCACCCAGGTGTTGCTCGCCGTCTTCTTGTAGATCTTGTTGGTCACGTGAGTCGTGTTGATCGCGTAACTGCCAATCGTTCCTATTGAAGTCTTTGGTGCACCAGTAGACACCGCGCCAACTAGGTCACTTGTTGAAGTGATCAATATAGGAGTGATTGTTGTGAATGATTGATTTGTTGCTGACCATTCGAATATACCATACGTGCTTGATGCAAGGTCAAACCAGTATGTGCCATCTGTTGGTGTTGCCGTTGGAGCCGTGGCGCTTCCGATCAAATCCGAAGTGTCAACGTTGGCTCTCAGAACGTATGCCCTATTGGCAATTCCCAAGAAACTGTAGGCCGCTTGTAGACCCCATTCGTTCAATTCATAACCGTGTAGTGAATTTCCTGAGGCGTCCGTGTAGAATTTTGGATCTCCAAAAGTCTCTGTTAATTCTCTCTGTGACGAGATCAAGTAAGCAGTGTTGGCGTTAGCAGTTGTAGTTCCTGCCGCTGTGCCGTCTCCCGCCCCGTTGGTCTTGTCCTGTGATGATGCTACTATGAAAAGAGGTGTGGTACCCGCATCTGATGGTACGTAAAAACTTTCGTTTATTACTGAAACCTCTACTCCTGGTGATGTTAAAGCCATTTTTCGTTTTCTCCTTGCAAGTTTAACGTATACAGAGTTATTTATTATTATCATACGGTTTTGTTGACATAATTTACCGTTTTCCAGGTGCCTATATAGGCGACGTAAATACACACATGCGATATCCTGATAGACCATTGTGCAAGGAGTGTAGGACTAAACCCAGGGCCTATGCCTATCGCCGAGGAGATAGGGTGTACTGGCGTAGCCTGTGTGACACCTGCAACAGGAAACGTGTGGGTAAAAGGGTGGGCGGCATAACTGCCCTACAGCGTTCGGGTTACAAGAAGCATCGTAAGTGTGAACTATGTGGATTCAAAGCACAGGACAAAGCACAGTTGGACGTGCTGTTCGTGGATGGGAATCTGAGGAATACGGCGGCTACTAATCTAAAAACAGTTTGTGCCAATTGCCAGCGGTTGGCTGGGGTCCGTAGACTCGGATGGCGTGTGGGAGATCTTATTGCCGACGATTAGGTCATCGACTTTGCTGTATAGTTCCTCTTTTGTGCCATTGTTCTCTATGAGGTGATCGTACTCGGATTTGGCCCAGGCATATTCTGAGGAATGTATGTGTTCTGGTATCACATTGCCTTCCACGTAGTCAGTGAACCATTCGGGATCTGGTCCTCGTTTCACTAGCACTATCTTGCCTCCCATCTCTCGTATTGTCTTGATCTCGTTTTCAAATCTCGTGTCCGCTATCACGGTGGGCTTGCCATTATACCTGGCCATGCAACTGTCAACCCACATGGCATCATGCATGTTCTGTCGCATGACTTCGGTGCCAAAATACTGCAACACCCATCTGGGAGTCACATCCTTGCCAAAACGTTTACTCCAGAAAGCATCGGGTTTCTCACGCCATTCCCTGCTTTCTTTCGTCTTGCCTTCCAGCATGTCTCGGTCCCAGTTGAACATGGAACTCACCGCGTCCTTGAGGCTTTTCGCAAACGAGTCTTTCCTGAAACCGTGTTTCTGTGCCAGTCTATCAGACACCGTGTCTTTACCAGAACCTATCAATCCTACTACACCTATCAGCATAGCATTATTATACTATCTTTTCAGACGTCTTTCAATCTCTTTGATTGCTTCTTTGACAGATTTCAAGATGGAAATTCTCAGACCTTTTTTGTGCTGTTTAAGTGCGACAATGCTCATGTTCTCTAGATCCTGGACCAATGTTTCCAGTTCATCCAGTGTGAGGTCAGAGTAATTCTTGTAATTTTTTTTATCCATCAATGTTATTTAGATGTGATTTGGTTGTAATTAACCAATAACAAAACTGTGCGGAGTTCCACCTTCTTGGAAGTTACCTATCTCACCGTCCAGTCTTTCCATGTCGGAATTACCTTCGTTCTTCAAGGCATCACCGTTCAGCGATGTACCACCCTGTGGACCGGCTATGGTGTTGAACTTGCCTCTGGCCTCGCCCAACATCACTTTACAAACTGCCAACGTGTAATCCCTGATCCACGGCTTGGCGTAGATGTCCTTGAACAGTGTGATGTCCGGTCTGTAGTTGTCGGTGTGCATCAGCACGGTCTCGTTGTCGGCCCTGGGTCTCTGTGTTATTGTCAGTTTCTTGGTTGCCACATCAAAATGGAACTGTATGAAACTTCCAAACATCTTTCCCACAAGTTCTTGATAACTTGCGAAAGCGTAGTAAGTGGCCAATCCGCCAGTGGCGCCTGCCCTTAAAAGATATGTGTTGGTGTAGGCCAGGTTGAACGGCTCGAAAAGTGTTCCGCCTTCTCCGCCTTCCGTCCTCGAACCCACGGTCCTCCTGTTGAGGTTTCTCACGTTGATCACCTCGTCTGGTAGGATGTATGAGTTTTGGTCTTTTTTCAGTTCCAGGAAAGCGTATGATTCTTCAACAGCGTTTGATGATCTCTGTCTGTACCTGTTGACCGCCCTCTCCAGTGCCGTATGATAGTGTTTTGGATCCAATTCCACGTCGATCATGCCATCGCCGAGATTGTTCTTAACGTAATCAAATATTTCCTGTTGTCCTGTTTGGAGTTCTGACATACTCATATTTATTGCCGTGACGCCAGCAATAAATATGTGTGATATGCCAAGATTATCCATTTTCAAGCCTGAAAAAGGCAATGACTACAAGTTCTTCGATCGCAACATCAAGGAGATGTTCCAGGTGGGTGGGACGGACCTACACTTTCACAAGTACTTGGGGCCTTATGATCAGGGCGATACCAACAAGGATGGTCCAGCCAGTCCCACGCAACCGCAGTACTCTGGTGATAGCCTAAACGAGAGGACCATACAGGATCTACTATTCCTGGAGAACAGGGATAGGAAGTACGCCAGTGACGTGTACGTGGTCAGGGGCATATACAACGTGCAGGACGCGGATTTCAACCTGTCTCAGTTTGGCATGTTCCTACAGAATGACACATTGTTCCTGACAGTGCATCTGAACGACATAGTTGAGAGGATCGGTAGGAAACCCATGGCGGGAGACGTGATAGAATTCCCACACATGAAGGAAGATTACAGTTTAGATGAATCGATACCGATATCATTAAAGAGATATTATGTTGTGGAAGATGTAAACAGGGCCGCGGAAGGTTTCTCACAGACTTGGTGGCCGCACCTACTTAGGTTGAAAATGAAGACAATGGTGGATTCACAGGAATTCAAGGACATCATAGGTGACGCCACAACAGCAGGTTCGATGGCCAGTTACATGAGCACCTACAACAGGGAGAAGACCATCAACGATCAGATAGTGGCACAGGCGGAGGCGGACGCTCCGAAGTCTGGGTTCAACTACAAACAGTATTACGTGGCCCCCATAGATGAGAGGGGCAACATCAGGACGGACAATGTCAACAGTATTGATCCTGTCAGTGGAGATAAGACGATCAACGCCGTCATAGACACACCGGCCGCTTCACACTATGGCTTCTACCTAGACGGTGATGGTGTCGCACCAAACGGTAACCCAGCGGGATTTGGTATATCGTTCCCAACATCAAATGTTGACAAGGGAGATTACTTCCTGAGGACGGATTATCTACCGAATAGACTATTCCGTTTTGATGGAACCAGATGGGTCAAAATAGAGGACTCGGTGAGAATAACTACTACGAACAATGATTCACGTGCCAACTATAAAACAAGTTTTGTCAACAACTCAACCAGTTCGACCATTAATGGATTGACTGTTGAACAGAGACAAGCACTCACGAACGCGTTGAAACCGAAGGCTGACAATTAATGCTACATTTCTACGAAGGACAGGTCAGGAAATTTCTCACTCAATTCATTAGGATATTGAGCAACTTCTCTGTGGAGACCGGTAGGGGTTCAGATGGACAGGTACAACTCAGGGCAGTGCCCGTTGTTTACGGAGACCCAACTAGGCAAGTGGCCAACATCATACGTAATAACTCAGAGAACGCACTGGCCTACGCACCAAAGATAGCCTGCTACGTGAGGGAATTGAACTACGACAGGGACAGGATGCAGAATCCTTACCACATAGAGAAACAGCATTTGAAAGAACGTGCATACGACGAATCGACCGGAGAATACACCAACCAACTGGGTGCGGGCTACACCATAGAGAAGGTGATGCCATCACCGTTCAGGTTGGAAGTCACTGCGGACATATGGAGTTCCAACACCGATCAGAAACTACAGATTATGGAACAGATATTGTATCTGTTCAATCCAGACTTCGAGATACAGAAGTCCGACAACTACATAGATTGGACCAGTCTCAGTTACGTGGAACTTACGGGGGTGACCTTCAGCTCGAGGACCATACCTGTGGGTGCGGATTCAGAGATCGACGTGGCCACGCTGACATTCAGCATGCCCATATGGTTGTCACCACCGGTGAAAGTCAAGAAACTGGGTGTGATACAGAAGATCATTATGAGCATATACGACGATGACGGCGGTATAGCAAAAGGGCTGATAGATGGATCCATGATCTCGAGGAGTTACGTCACACCAAACAACTTTGGGTTGTTGGTCACAGGAAACCAACTGAGATTATTGGGAACAACAGGAGTAAATGTGAAATCCGGGGGAGATGGATTCCACACAGGAGCCAACGAGCCAAGCAACTACGATCCTTTTGAAACATTTGGTCCAGCGGTCAACTGGAAGGTGTTGTTGGACCAGTACGGCAAGGTCACAAATGGAACATCACAGATCAGATTGAAACAGCCAAACGGGAACGAGATAGTGGGCACTATTGCGACAACCACATTGGACGACACTATCTTGCTCTACAGTATAGACACTGATACGATACCTAGTAATTCAGATGCCCCTGTTGGACCAACAGTGAAGAAGATCATAAATCCAGCCACATTTGATCCAGGCACACCGGCGAGCGGTGATAGGTATCTGATAATAAATGACGTGGGTGATAGTACTGCCAGTTTCCAAAGTTCGACATGGGGAGATTTAGTTGCCAGCGTGGGAGACATCATAGAGTACAACGGCAGTAAATGGGTAAAAAAATTTGATGCGTCTCATCCAGATTCGACACAGCACTACGTGACCAACCTAAACACCGGAATACAGTACAGGTTCAATGGCACGGAATGGGTCAAATCATACGAGGGTGTGTACACCGCGGGTAATTGGAGCATCGTGCTAGACGGTAATTCATCAGATTACAATGCCAGCACCGACGCAACCACCCCTTGATAAAACAACTTTAATCTGTTATAATACGGTATGAGTGAAAACATAGTCTGTTCTGGAGCACTGTTCTACGCCACCGGCACGAAACGATTCCTGTTCCTACAACGCACTGACAAGAAGACACAAGGTCTTTGGGGACTGGTAGGCGGCAAGAACAAGTTCACGGAGAGTGCTTTCGAGGGACTCAAGCGTGAGATACAGGAAGAAGTGGGTGACACTCCCAAGTTCAAGAAGGTCATACCGTTGGAGATGTTCACTTCCAACGATCAGAAGTTCTTTTTCCATACCTATCTCGTGGCAATAGAGTCAGAGTTCATACCAAAATTAAATGCGGAACACTCCGGCTACTGCTGGACAGCATTCGAGTGCTGGCCCAAAAATCTACACATGGGATTGAGGAACACCCTCAACAACAAATCGATAAAAGGTAAGTTACAGACTATATTGGATCTGATAGTCTAGTCGTTTTTTATATAAGTTTTACCAGTGAGTTTCTCTATATCACGGATCATCTCTTCCATGTTGATCCTCACGGTCTTGCCGGTCCTTACATTCCTAGAGTAGTATTCCCACTCACCGGCCTCGTTGTGCGGAGATATCTTGGTCACGTTGCCGGCCTCGTCACGAACAAACACTTCGGCGCTGGCGGCCTCGTCCTTGGCGTATATGTGGGCACCGTTCTCCGCTGTGCTAGGATCTGATGAAACCTGGAGTACGACTGGATTAGTGAATGTTTTCACTCCCGATATTCCCTGTGCGTCTGCCACCGTGACGTTCTCCGATACCGCCCCACCAACTCCTCTGAGAAGGTGTACCCTGTAGGCGTTGACCGTGGTGCTGGATCCTGATGTGGATGCCGCGTTAAGCGTCACTGTCGTGCCTGAAACGCCCGCCGTGAATGACAGTTGATCTGACTCCTTGGTGCTGAGCACCGGTCCAGTTGAAACGTAGGCCACCCCGCCGTTGGTTACAACACTCACTTCGCTGATGCTGGCGGCGCCTTCGGTGGCGTTGTATCCAACAACAACGTAGAAAGCACCGGTGTAGACATCGGATTGGAATGTGTCGAGGGCGGTTGCACCCGAACTCACCGTGGTTGCCGCTACGATGTTCACGTTATCACCCGTGCTGGCAGATTCGGAATCCCCCAACGCTATCCTGTAGCCGGTTACCCTGACGTTGGCGATTGCCGATGATGCTTTTACCAACACCACCGTGCTGTCAACTTCCACGGTCAGTGTGATCAGGTCCCTGTTGCCTATGGTGGCGTTGACCGTTCCATACTGCGTGATGTATGCCGTGGAACCATCATGCACAACGATGGCCTCTGTGTTGCTGACCTCCCCGGAAGCATCGTCCTTGGTGCTGATGAAGTACTTGGCACCCCTTATGCTGGAAAGGGCAAAACTGTCTATAACCTCAGATGCAGAATCCACATCTGTGTTGATAAATCTAGTGACGTTGCCCGTAGTACCGGCCGTGGTGTTGTCCCCCAGTGGGATTTCGTAATAACTGACACTGTTGATGTCACTGGTACCTATGGCCCTGAGCCTCACAGTACCGCTGTCTATGTCCGCGTCAACAGTTATGTAATCGTTGGTGGGATCGGACTCGTTGACGTGCGATGTGGCGACGAAAGCGTCTGCATCATTGTGTACCAGGCTGTACCTAGCAGTGCTTACCTCATCATTGGTCTCGTCCCTGGTTATGGCGTAGTAGAATGCGCTGTCATAGGTGCCTGTGGTGAACGTGTCCACGTTCTTGTAGTTGACACCGATACCCAGTACCGCCTCACCCGACTCGTCACCACCACCACCACCGGCGGCGGCACCAAACTCGGCCCAACCGTCTGCGGTGGTGTAGCCCTCGATCTTGTCCGTGGTGCTGTTGTAACGGATCATTCCCGGTGAGCCCGCCGGTCTCTGTCCGGACGTTCCCACTGGCAGTCTTATGGCCTTGTCCGAGTTACTGGCGTCTATGGGCAGTGCGGTCGTGAAATTCACGATGTTTGTGCCGTCAGTGGTAATTGACACGGTGGCGGTACCCGTATCTGTGACCGTTACATCTGAGTTGCCCTCAGATATAGATGATGTCGACACAGCACCCACTTGGGTGTCAACGTAGGCTTTTATAGACTGTTGTGTGGCCAATTGTGTGGCACTGTCTGAAGCCATGTTGTCCTCGTCCAGTATCGCCGTACCACTCACTCCTGTGTTCAAAACTGCAGAAGTTAATGTCTTGTTGGTCAACGTGTCGGTCGTCGCTCTACCAACCAATGTGTCTGTGCTTGTTGGCAAAGTCAAAGTGCCTGTGTTACTGATGCTGGAAATGATCGGTGTGGTCAGTGTCTTGTTCGTCAGTGTTTCTGTGCCAGCCAGTGTGGCGAACGAACCATCACTCAACGCAGTATTAAATTCTGCTGTTGTACCACTTAATGTATTAGTTGTTAAACTGATAGACTTATTAGTTAATGTTTGTGTACCAGAGTTTGTAGTAACTGTACTATCAATAGCAAAGGTAACTGTATTACCAGAACCACTTGTGTCAATACCAGTACCACCTGTAAAGGTTAGTGTTTCACTATCTAAATCAATAGCAAGAGCACCACCTGTGTCTGCTTGGAAGTCTAAGTCTTGTGCTGTTACTTGAGTATCAATGTAAGTTTTAATTGCTTTAGCAGAAGCAAGGGTGTCATCACTCGCTGATACCGAACTCAGATCTGTATCTAAAACACCAGCGGCGAAGTCTGCCACCTCGATGTTCGAGATCGAGTTGCCCGTTCCGTTGGCGTCGAACGTCTTGTTGGTCAGTGTGTTGGTGCTGGAAGCGGTGATGTACGATGTTAGATCTGGCCCAGTTATGGTCAGTGTGTCGCCACTCACTGCCGTGGTGATGTTCTGTGTGCCCGCTATCTTGAAAGTTTCATTGGTGCTTACGGCGGTCCCTGTGCTGTCGTCGCCGACAAAAGTTATTGATGTAAATGTATCTATGTCCACGAAACTCACAGTACCGGATCCATCTGTGGCCAGTACCTGGTTCGCTGTACCATCCGTGGTTGGGAGTGTGAATCCATCCCCGTCTGGGTTCACTGTGATGGCACCACTGGCACCGATCGTGACCACCGCCGCACTGTTATAGGCCAACGCCAGGGGTGTGGCACCCACTGATCCAAATGCCGAACGGGTGGCCTGGCCTTCTATGAAACAGGCCGCACCGTCAGTCCTGTCAAGAACTAACAATGCATTAGATCCTGTGTTCTCTATTTCAAATTGATATGCCGGGGAGGTGGTACCGATTCCTACCCTGTTGTTCGCTGAATCAACGTGTAGGGTGTTTGTGTCAACGGTCAGTCCCGTCGACGTTATCGTTCCTGCTACCTGTAATGCTGTTGTGGGTTCTGAAGTACCGATACCTACGCGACTGTTGGTGACGTCGAGATACAGTAGGTTTGTTTCAAACGCAAGGTCGACGCCATTCCTGGTTAGGTTTGACTTCAGTACCGACCCTGATATACGACCTATGGCCATACTTCAGTACTCCTTATAATAATGTTAGTGTGGCAAACGCCACGCACGGTCTCCCTATCATTGCCGACCGACAGCAGTACTGGTATTTATGCGCCTAAAAAAAAAGGGCGACCCTAGAGCCGCCCTTTTGTACTACTAAAAAGTAGAGATATTTATTAGTTGTTGGTCCTCACCGCGCAGTTTACCAGTTTGATGCCTGCTTCAGTGTTGGTCTCCAGTGCCCTGCCGATCACGTTGAAAGGAGAGATCGATTCACCTGGCTGTGCCGCTCTGGCGCAACCTTTTGTTGATGAAGTAACAAGTCTCTGACCTTTTGTCACAGCGCCCACTACCCTGACCGGTGTCCTACCTGTCATGGCAACGAACGGGTGTGTCTCGTCGTCACCCGCGCCTGAGTTCATCATGTACGCTGGTTTGTGAGATATGACACCAAAAACGTCCTGGGACATCTCTGAAGTCGCTTCCGTGATCTCCGCTGTACCACCCACTTCAACAACTGTGCCGATTTCCATAGGAGCGTCTGCTTCGAAACGCTCCGCCACGTCCGCGTACTGTGCCGCTGATGCCGTGGTGGTCAACACGTTGGTGCTTGGGTTGTATGTTAGGTTGGTGTCCGTCCTAACGTTTTCATTGCCAGTGGCCGCATCAACAAACGTGATGTAGTGCGTGGCGTTGGTGGTGTTGGTGGCCACCAGTGCGACCGTTGTCGCCACAGCGGCAGTTCCTGAGGTGTTCTGGTTACCCGTTGTGTTCACACCTGGTAGGTTGATGTTGGCTGTTCCATTGAATGAAACTCCACCTATGGTCCTTGCAGTTTCAAGTGCAGTGGCAGTTGCCGCGTTACCTGACGTGTCCTGGTTACCCGCTGTGTTCACACCTGGTAGGTTGATGTTGGCACTTCCATTGAATGAAACGCCACCTATGGTCCTTGCTGTCTGTAGGGTCGTGGCCGTGCTGGCGTTACCAGTCACCGCTCCCGTCACGTTACCCTCTAGGTTGGCTACCAATGTGCCCGTTGTGATGGTCAGGTTACCTGTACTAGCACCCGTGAATGTGCCCGTACCAACCTTGAACTTGTCTTCCGACTCGTCGAAACCGATGAACGCGTTGTTTTGATCACCACGCTCGATCACGATACCCGCGTCGTTGGCCGGGGCACCAGTTGTTCCGTTGGCCAGTTCCATCAGTGAGTCTGACACAACCGTGTTGGTCGTGGCCACTGTTGTGGTCGTACCGTTGACCGTGAAGTCGCCTGACACGATCACGTTACCACTGAAAGTGGCACTGGTGTCGTTTACGACCAGTTCCGTGTTACCGTCCGCTGTCAGTGTGATAGTTCCTGTGCCCGAGTCAGCAACAACCACAGATGTTTCACCCTCTGTGATAGTGGTCGATGATAGACTTGATAGGCCGTTGTCAACGTAATCTTTCACCGCCGCAGTTGTAGGCAATGACGTGTCGTTGTCGCTGGAATTTAGGCCTTCCGCCTCAGTAACGACAGCCGTTGTCGCTAGGTCAGCCACCTCGATGTTTGATATCGAGTTACCTGTTCCATTGGCGTTGAAGGTCTTGTTGGTCAATGTATCTGTAGAACTTGCTGTGATGTAAGAACCTAAATCAGAAATGTTTGATTCAGTAATAGTGATTGTGTTTGAAGCACTATTAATTGTCTTGTTGGTCAGTGTGTCTGTTGTAGCCCTACCAACCAATGTATCAGTAGATGTGGGTAATGTCAAAGTACCTGTGTTACTGATAGACGAGATAACCGGTGTGGTCAGTGTCTTGTTGGTCAGTGTTTGTGTTCCTGTTAAAGTAGTAACTGTACTGTCTATGGCAAAAGTCACAGCATTACCTGATCCTGAAGTGTCAATACCAGTACCGCCAGTGAACGTCAATGTTTCACTGTCAAGGTCTATTGATAGTGCACCGCCCGAGTCCGCTTGGAAATCAAGGTCTGACGCTGTTACCTGTGCGTCAACGTAGGCCTTGATAGACTGCTGTGTGGCCAGTGCCGTGGCACTGTTAGATGCCATGTTGTCCTCGTCCAGGATGCTGTTCACCCTAGCACCTGATCCACCCAACTGCATACCAGAATCATTAACTGTGAGTTCTTCGTTGCTGTTCGCTGTGATGGTCAATACGCCTGAAGCACCCGTGCCTGACACAGTTGCGTTCGTGGCGTTGCTGTCTGTTGTGATACTCGTTGTTGAGATCGCGTTTATCTGATCGTCAACGTATTTCTTGTTGGCCACGTCACCGTCAGCACTTGGTGCCGCTGTGGCTAGACCTGTTATGGTGTTAGCCGATGCTGATATAGTGATATCACCAACGCTTAACCCGTTCTTTACCCTAAAGTTTCTTGTTGTCATGGTTCCATTTCTCCCGCATGATTATTGTTGTTGTACGGGTATTTATGCGGTTTTTGGTAATTTTAACAACTACACTTTAAGGATGCATTCCACCAACTTGACCCCAGAATCACCGTTGGATTCCAAGGCTATGCCCACCATGTCCGATCCGGTGTTTGATGCTGTCGCAACGCCGTTGTCGTCGACATACACCGCTTGGCCCTTGGACACCGCACCCGCTACTTTCACTGGCACGCGTCCCTTCAGTGCT